GGAGACATTAGTCACGTCTAACTAAATCATACCTACTAACTAGGTATATTATGCGCCAGGCGGAGACATTAGTCACGTCTAACTAAATCATACCTACTAACTAGGTATATTAATACCATCAAAAAAAGAGGGCATAAGCCCTCTTAATTATACCAATCATCAGTCACAAGACTTAACTGTGATGTGAAATAGCATTCATTAATTGTTGATAAATCTAAGTTTGATGAAATAGTCATATCGCCATTAGTCTTAATCCGCAGTGTGGTTGGATTTGTGACAATCTTATTACTATTATCCACATATCTGATTATTATACCATTACTTATCACACGTTCATTTTTTGGCCTAATCCCAATATTGCCAACTACAGTAACCCCTGATTCGATGTTGAGAGTTTTGCTTTGTGGTGCCCATCTGAAAGCGATATTTAATGTTTTTTTATCGCCCCTCTCTTTGCATACCGTGCCCGATGTTGTAGCATTTAACGCTGTGCTAGGAGTAATAGTTACATTATTATAACTGTCAATTGCATTTAATTTTGTAGATAAAGTATTAACAAGATTCTGCAAAGTCAGAATATCGGCTCCATTTTTAACAACATCAGGGCTTAGCTCAGTAACAGCCTGATTTACGCTTGTCGCAACCTGACTAGCACTATTTGCTGTATTTACAGCGGCTTCGCTATTTGTGACAGCTTCAAACAAATTCGTGTCAATCGTATCAAACGCCGGGTTCAGGTTAGCGAGAATTCCGACTTTATCGCCAGTCGCCCACTGAGGTAAATTGTAATGCGGTGTATGATTTGTTGTTGCCATAATATCACTCCTTTAATTAATGTAATATTGTTGATATAAATATTGTTGTTTGCTAGGAACATTACTCATTTTGCCCATAGTCAAAATCGAAAGTCTTGACGTTCACATTGTCAACATCTGCCACGCTGACATTTTCAAACTTTTCAGACGGAGGGCTGATAGATTGACTATTTAGCGTGTTAAGTCCGACTTCGTTCCATACAGGTTTCTTAATGCCGTCATAGGCAGAAAACATGTATGTATCGCTCAAAATTTTAATCAAACGCTTACGTCCGCTCAAATCGAATTTTAAAACATTTGACAAATACTCGTCAACACTGGTTACGCTAACTGTCTCGCTCTCCAACGCACTAATGCCGCCATAGGCAAGATAAGTATATAAATCATTGACAGCGTCATTAACGCTCGTCTCTTTTGCTCTGCACGGATTATAGACAGCAAAGTTATATTTAATTTTATTAAGCTCATCATAGATTTTTAAAATCTCCGAATTAACATAAGATAATGTGCTTAAATCACCGCTTGATATGCTTTGATATATGTTGCTTATAGCATTTGACAACTGGTGTGCTAAATCTGCTAATAAATTATTAGTGTGATTAATGCTACTATCTGCATATGCCTTAACATCATCACCAACACTATCAGCATAATTTTTTGCACTTGCCAATGTATTACTATCACCTTTTGCGATAGCATCATATACAGGTTTTAAATTTGTTTCCAACTGGGCCGATAATTCTTTAATTTTATTAAGCATCCAGTCAAGATTTAATTCATGTACATTCGTTTGCGGCCAATTTTCCCACGCCATCCTATCACCTCCTAATATACGGGTATCGTTATAGCATTTTCAAAATCCAAAGCGATAATTTCATAAATATTGTTTTCAAGCCTTAAGGCGAGTTCTTCATTAATCATTTGTTGGTTCGTTGTTATACCAATATTGCCATGAGCATGCACTTCTTCAATATCTTTTCGCTTGCCCGTAGTTGTCTCGCTGTTTTCAAAGGATGACGTGTCGTTCCCACTGTCTTTTCCGTTTTTGCTGGAACTTTCAGTATCTTTGCCATTTTTGCTAACGCTATTTTCTTCACTAATCGTTGCAACTGTTTTTTCATACGGTTGGTAAGTTGTAGCGTTATAGGCACTTTTTTGCAATTCCGTTGAGTTATTCGCAGTATTCGTCGTCGACGCCGTTTCCGTTGCAGTTTTTTCACCCTCACCGCTTTCCTCCCAAGTACTTGAACCGTTATACTCGCTAGCTCCGGTTGAACTTGATGAACCGCTCGTATCACTATTGATTATGCGGCTTTCGTATCTATCCGTATTTTCAATGGGATTGTACTCGGCCGTCAATGCGTCAATAATTCGGGCGTAATTGTCTTTACGCGCTTGGAAAAACGCGTTTACGCACATTTTTAAAATATCAGGATTAGGGTATAGTACCTCGTTATCTGCACAATATTGCATGATATATGTTATAAGCAAATTTTTATTTAAACGTGCGTCAACGTCAATCTCGTTAAACAGCGAGTTATCATAGTTCCACATTCCCCAAAGAGTAATTTTCATTTTGCGCCATCCCTTCCGCCCAGTTCACGTCTAGATTAATGCCAAACATTTTCCGGGCTTTTTCACATTGAGTTCGCATATCCTCGAGCCACATCTTAGCCCTTGACCCCGTTTCCGCATTGTTTTCGTTTACTTCATCCACAATCATGCGCTCCTTTTTTTCAAGGTTAGAATTTGGAATCCCGAATTCTGTGTTGAAACGGTTCTCAATCTTCCGCATGTCGGATAACAAGTCAGTGACAATATAATTCTGTTTGATATTTTGAGAGAAATAGTCCCACTTCCTGTCACTAGCGTGTTGTTCTTTATAGAATACCGCCGGATTTCCGCTTGATACTTCATCGTAAAGCTTTTTCATTTTTTCAGCTTCTTTTTTGTTATCCACAGAAAATACGTGCGCAACCCGAGTGTTAATTAGATTAACATCAATGGATATACGGCATAAGGCAAGCTCCTCCGCATAGTCGTTGATAATGTCGATTACTGGTCGGTAGTTTGGCTGAATTTTAATGACAACACAATCACTATCTATTTTACGTGTCACATTTTGCAACTGTTGATTATTTACAATGATATGCGTTGGCAGATAAAAAATATTATATCCTATAAAACTACACAATTGATAAATCGTGCCATACTCCGGCGTATACAATATGCCTAAATAACCATTACAATACAACCAATATTTAAACATATTCTCTGGCCACTCTTTTGGCAAAGTCCATTTATAAACGCTCATTGCTTTTTGCAAAAGATATTGACGATAAAAATTAACAATCTGGCTATGTTGCGTATGCACCATAGATGGATTTTTATTTCCATAATACCAATTTTCCGAATAAAAATCCATTGGTAATTGCATATTATTCATAATAAAACCCTCCGTTTAAATAGGCATTAATCTCGTTAATCTCATCAATATGCCCCTCAATATCAATGCTCGCATTTTGACACTTAACATACCCCGACAATGTGTTCATCTGGACATATCGCCCGAGCGGCCTGCCGTTGACCTCTATACCCTCAATCGGCGTGTCATAATAATCACAGATAAGTTTTGGGATGTTGTCAAAGTCGACATAGCTCCGCACTCCGTTGCGATTCGTGGTCTCCTCGCTCATGCCTAGGCTATTTGCCGCTGATGCTGTCCCGCTGACCGCTCCCGCGATTGCCCCGGCTGTCCCAAGTCCGCCGCCAATAACCGCTCCGGCGATTCCGCCGATGGCAGATGATGCAAAGTCGCCCAAGGTCATCCCTGTTTGAGCTAAAGCTACATCACATCCAACTTTTGCGGTTACATCGGTGATTATCGCAGAGGAGGTGTCGTTATATCCCCGTACCCTCAGCAACCCCGTACCAGTCGCAACATCAATATATAACTCATAACCTATCTGGTCATAATTACTAAGCTGTTGCCCACTTAATGATATCATCCCAAAAATAGGGATGTATAAACGGTATATGGCGTACGGCTCGCTGTTACGATAATCACTGGATGGTGAGTAAGGCTTGGGTATACGAATCTTTTGAGACGTTGGCACGCCTATGGTGATATAGCTATCAATCGTATGCCCAGTTAATCCCGTGTCCTCCCACCATCCAAATTGTATTGTCCTAGTGTCACCTGTGGATGTTGTGTAAGTAAGCGGTATCCACATGCAACTAATGATATATTGGAATGGATTGAAAAATCCCTTGGTCACAGTATCCTTGATAACCTCACTAAAGTTGCTGTCTGTATAAAAATAGTCCAACAACGCTTTAAGCTCATCACTGGATAATTTATAATAAGTTACAGCACTTTTCGGGCTTGCTTCGGGTTTGCCTGTCAATCCTAAAACAAAATAACCGCTCGTCGAAAACAAATCAGCACCCACATTAACCAATTGCTTACGCCCGCACAATGACGGATAAAAAGTATCATATAATTGTGAGGTGTAAGCGCTCGATGCTCTCTCTACATAAAATGTTGATTGGCCTATATTGTTTCGATTCGTTGCAAGCGCATCCAACTCGCAACGAATCTCCCACATATTGTTAGCAATAGAAAACACGTCCGACACAAAATAATATCTATCAAAGGCTTTAACATAAGAGTAATCAGGCAAAGTTTCATAGTTGAGGACAAAAATTGGATGCTCTAAAGACGTGTTATCTTTGAGATAACAATCAACTGTGATGCCAACCGAAGTAGGCTGTTTTGTGCTATTCTTTTTTTTCGAGAAATTGTATAAAATAATCTGCATAGCTTAATCTAACAAAAGGACAACGCCCTTTTCCGTAAAATCGTTCCAATACCGGTCGGTGAAGTGATAATATACATTGCTATAACCACCAGCCGCGTTGAATGGTGTTGTTGCCGACCACTGGTTAACAACCGTATAACCTAACGCTTCGTCATCAAATAATACGCCAAAGACATGAGGTTTATTGACCGCCGCAGTTGGGCTTGTTAATGTGCCGTTGCTCTTAAGATAGATTGGCATAACATTAAGCGCATCTGGACTGTTTGGATTTTGCCAAAAATTAACTCGCTCAAAATCCATTAATTTCATGTACTGGTCATTGTATAAATCTGTCAATACGGCTGTTTCCGTCAAATACTGTGTTGGACTAAACAGATAAAGTTTTTGATTGCGATAAGGTGTATGTCTTGTAATAGACTTATCAGTTACTTGTGTCTGATAAAGCAGAGTACGTTCCGTAAACATTGCGGACAGAGACTTAATTCTAGCTACCACAAATTTCATAAAATTGCCAAAATTATCCGCTTGATACACAGTCTCGGCTGTCAATGTCTGACCTGTTAACTCGTTATATTCAGTCAATAAATGGATGGTGCGCGTCCCGTTATCTTCGTCCGCCAAAATTCCGCCGATAAAGTTAGCGATAACAGACCTTGCTAACGTTTCATGCCCATGCTCGATAACATCGGTCGCGTTTTGCATTACCATTGTTATAAAACGGCCAAACTCATCAGGACTCGCAAAAGCCGTGTCTAGCTGGTCTTTAAAAATCGTAATGTGTCGCTGATACTTGTTAGCACCATAAAAGTTCGTCTGTAAAATAGATGGTTTAATAACCTTATACATATCAACAGATGCGGCATCTGTCAATGGTAATCTCTCATCAGTCTCCCAGTCTTTATCACTGATGTTAAGCTTCCTGGTAATATTTCCAAATTGCTGATTGCTCACATTGATTCCTGCAAATTTTCTGTAGTATGGCCTAATCGAAAAAATCGTTTTAGACAACACCTGAGAAATTGATGCAATCAATGGGTCGTACCCAACTTTTAACGTTGTCTGTGCAACAGTGATAAAATCTTTGGTGTTATTTACAGATAATGTGCTTGCCCCTGTTGCCTGTTTGGCAATGCTTGTTAAAATTGTACCAACATCTGTAATTGTTAAATCATTTACTGGCAACTCTCTTACCTCCTTATTTAGTGATTGGTGGATTAATCATACTTTCAAGCACATTGTCGACCGTGACCTGACCACCGTTTACCGGATTATTAATCATGCCGCGCTGTAAAACCTCTAATGCTTTGTTAAGAGCATCATTCTCGTTTTTAAGGGCACCGATTGTTGCGTCTCTCTGGTCTGGCAATACCGGTGTGTAAATCTGCGGCTGAGCATAGCTCATAGCTGGTAATATCTGTGCCGCTGGTGTCGGTGCCGCTGGTGTCGGTGCCGCTGGTGTCTGTGCCGCTGGTGTCTGTACCGCTGGTGTCTGTACCGCTGGTGTCTGTACCGCTGGTGTCTGTACTCCGTACATCGTGCTGATTTCCTGCTTTGTAAATCCTGCCCTTACAAGCTCTAAAATTTCTGTTGCTGTCATCTTAAATATTTCAACCTCCTACAAATTTTTTTTGATAGTATTGCCCGTTGTAAATTGGCGGGCATGTCCCAACTCGGAATTATTTTACCCGTAGATAAACCGCCGCCGGGAAAAACAGACGGTGAGTAAATAAATCCCTGAAATGTAAATGAGCCAAAATTGTAGCCGTTTGATTTGGAGTATACTTGCGTGTAAAAATAAGTCCCCGGTATCCCGTATGCTGAATTTGATGTAAGCACGTCGCCGTTGTCCAAAATTTCTTCGACAATTGCCACATGTCCCCCGTCTCCGCCGCCGTAAAAACAAATAATTGCTCCTAACTTCGCGTCGACGCCATACTCGTACACCTCCGTTTGCTGGTTGGTCGGATACCACTCCTGCGCATTGCCTGTCGACAGGTGGTTTTCGTAAGGCTCGAAATTGTTAATCTCTCCAAATCTGCCGTAAGCGTACCATGTACAGTTTCCAGCACTGCCCGGAATTCCACTGCCGCCGGGCGCATACTCCGGATAGTATAGATTGTATGCTGACTGGTAATAATATTTATTACCGCTCATTGGTGATGGGGTTTCAGTGTCCAAACGTTTTTCGAACGGCTTAAAGTTTTCTTGTAAAAACTCATACCATTTTCGCGCACCTCGTTGTCTTGAATCGAGATTCGGCACGCCGGGTCTCTCGTACCCGTTCATATACCATTTCGCCATCTCTTCAGGGCTTAGCGTGCCTTGTGTGTAATCTTTGTATGTTGCAAAGTAATTTGTCTCGCCATTATAACTGGTTACCCAAAACACATATCCCGGTTCCGAATTCGGATAGTTGGCTTCTTCCAGCACTTTTGCCATCTGCCCAGCACCGGAATTTTGATTATATCCATTGTTCGATAGCCAGTCGCTAAGTCTCCACCATGGCGTCCAGCCGACAAGACCTCTACCACTGTAAGAGTTGTAGTCCTCTATCGGATAACCGATTTCCCACTGTCCCGGATTGCCAAGGCCTTCGGTAAATACATTCCCCAGCCATCCCGCAATAGCTTCGAGCGTCCAACCGTCACTTGATAATTGGCCAGCGGCGACAAGCGCATTCTCCTGCTTTTGTGTTTCGGTCAGTGACGGGTAACTATTTGTCCACTCCGTCCACCACCCGTCGATATATTCCACGGCCATAATATTATTTAGTAGTAATAAAAGCGTCAAAGCCCGCTTTATGTAAATCTTTTACCAGTCTCTCAGCGTTAGCTTTCTTAGCAAACGCTCCCGCCTGTACAATGTATTTAATTTCAGATGATGGGACATTTTCCGGGACATATGTCCGCCCTTCCGCTTTACAACAACCTTTAGCAATCGCTTCTCCGATTCTGTCAATGTTATTAACAATCCAAGCCCCGTTTGTGTCGTGGAACTCGCATTCAACATAGACGGCCATTGCTGTTGTGGCACTTAATTCATACAACCCGGAATTCTCTTTAATGCCCCTATCTTTACCGATGCTTACAGCCGCAACACTTGTATAAATCCCTTTAGCATATTTGTTGTCTGCAAAGCCCGGATATACAAAAACTTCCGTGCCTTCTCCGCCGCCAGCATTCGTATGAATCGGGATGTGCACGTCAGCACCCCATTTATTAGATTCGTCGACGCGCTGTGACATATCGCTGTTTCGCGTTCCGCGTTTAACCGTGAAACCGCAACGTTTTAATGCTTTTTCAGCGGCCAATCCGATTTTTTCACAAATATCGCCTTCGTTCGTATCCACTCCAGAATAGATATTATCAAACTGGGTTGATGGTGATAAGTATACTTTAGCCATTATTAACCTCCCTGTCTAAACGATCGCAAAGCTTCTGCAATACAAGCGTGTTCGCGTTTAAAGCTTCTGCAAATTTATCAGTTTCTTCTTTGTGTTTTTCGCTTTCCATGTCCTGCCGTTCCATGAATTTTTCGATAATTTTTGTAAAATACCATGCTACCGCAACGCAAGCGACGATGGGGAAGCCTAGAGTCGGAATTAATTCTACCAATTCCATTAAAACACCTCCTTAGAAAACGGAAGTGTAGGATTCGAACCTACGTTATGCCTTCTTCCGCTGAAAAAGATTCTATGGTTAATCACTCCATGCCAACGCTTCCGGCGTCTGATTATGGCATCTTTTTCATGTAATTTACGATATCATCTTTTTTGTTGGTTGTCAATATTAGATTTCATTCCCAGTTAATATTTTTACTAAAATTCTTTTTATCTCGTAACTCTCAAAAAGTAGATAATCGTATATATATGCTTTTGTGAGTAATAAGCCGTAGTCTTTTAAAAAAGCTTTTTCCCCACTATCGTTTAATGTGTAGACATCTTTTGGCGTTTTTTTCATTTTTGACGCATAATAACAGTTATTATCTCTGTAAATATAAATATGCCCTATACAGCAAATAACTCTCATATGCTTTGTTGACATTGACGTTATGTTTGCAAAATCGTTTTGCGTAAACTCATTATCTATGGCCATTTTTGTAAAATCGCTGTCGGCGGAAAACTGATAAAGTACTGTATCTCTCTTTTTGCTTTCAAAGATGTGATTTTTTGGTAAGCTTATTGTACATTTTTTGTTAGCAATATGGCTGAATGACTTTCCTTTCCTAAGCATTTCCTCGACTTTCTTTTGCAATTTTGTTTCAACCAGAATATCTGAATTAAAATTATTACTATTGGCTAATAAAAATACGGTAATTGGTTTTATCCCGTTAAACTCCCTATTTCGGTTAAATGTTTCATAGGCGTTTAAAAATGCCATTCCCTCATTCTTTATTTTTTTAACGTGAGGTTCTGGGATAAATTCGTCATATATCCAAATGCCCACATCTGACATATCAATACCTCTTATTGCTGCCACTGTTGATAATGCAAACATATAACCGATCATATTTGATTCCTCATCTTTAAAAACGGAAAAGCTATTGTCAATCTTTTGTAATGTTATATTCTCACTCACGGGTTTCATTGGATTGGCGTATTCCGTTTTAGCTATAAAATCTATTTCCGTTTTAGTCCTACGCATATAAATAAATTTTAAACCTGTTTGCTTGTATTCTTCTAACGCCAGAGCTAGGGCACTGTATGTTTTACCAGTGCCCCGCCCAGCAATTACAATATTAAAAGGTTCTCCATATTTATACACATCTTTAACGTCAAAATATAACTTTTCCATTATTCTTCTAAGTTAATGTTTAAAAATGTTCTTCCACCTTTTGACACTTTGGAGCCAATCGAAACTTTGATATTCCCTTCTTTGATTTCTTCTTCAAAATTTTCGATAAGCATTTTACAATCTTCGTAAATTGTAGATGATGTTCCCGCATAAATCGTATTATCAATTTTCACAATGCAGACTTTTTTATCATCTTTTTCTTCGATTCCGCAACCCTGCAAAATGCCGACAACTCCGACAGAATCTTTAAGTTTCTCTCCGTTCCTTGAATTAAATAAATCTCTTCCTGTTAATCCTAATGCTTTCATTTTCATTCTCCTTTCTTGTAATTTTATTATATCACTTTTAAACTTACTTAGTCAAGCTAAAATAAATAATTTATTCCAACTTGTTCTAAAAATTCTTCCGTCACTCCTAACGTGTAAGTGCGCTCTACAAGCCCAACGTTTGACGCTGTAAGCACATCCTCCCCATCCAATGTTATATAGTGTATTGGCATGTCGTTATAATATGCAACGTTTCCGCCCGCTTTTTTAAACTCAAAACCTGGTCTAAAATTATCCAAGGTTTTTAACTCTTTCGGCCCGTTAATTTTACTAACTCCAGATACCGTTATCCCGAGTTTTCTATTTTGCTCGTATGCATATTTTTTAGCTCCTAACGTTATAAATTTATCATATGGTGTTTCTTCCTCAAAAACTCCCATATAATATCTTTTACCGTTTCTGTCGGCGTATGCTCCATAGCGTTCAGCTTCTTTGCGTATCTCATCGTTGATTTTTCTTATTTGCCCCATTGGGGGATTGATGCACTTATCGCTATCCGTATCAACGTAAACGGTATTCTCCGCTGTTATATCAACTATTTTTTGCAAATGTAGTCTGGCTTGCGCCGTAGTCCATACGCCCCATGCGTACGTTAAGAAACTGTTGCTATTACGGTAATACTTATTTAATGCTTTTTCTATTGATTCGGTGTTTTTAATCCAGCCTGTTTCCGTAAGGCTTATTATATCATGTACACAATCTGTGCATGTCATTCCAAATATGCCATTGAGTTTATTCTTGCTTTTCATGTAATAATAACTGTCTCCTCCTTTCAATTCGGTTTTTAACTTATACATGTATTTCACAAAGTCTCTAAACTCTTTAGGCAACATCCCTCTTTTTGCTATATAAAGTTTATCGACATAGATTTCACCCTTAATATCATATTGACTTTTTATAATCTGATAATCTATCTCATTTAATGTCATGTCTAGCCTATCTGCTGATAATATTCGTCCATTAAATTTGACGGCATTTTTAACTTTCCTACATTTAGCAAAAGCGATATATGGAATAGGAACGCCCTCTTTTATCTGGATGTCTGTTATTACACATCTGAATAAACAACATGATTCTTCTATTTGCTTTTCAAACTCATCATTATTGTAAAAAACAAATTGTTTAAACTTGGACATCGGAAAATATTTACAGCATTGTACGTATGGATAAGATGACGCAACGTCAAAACTTCTGACGTTTATTAATACTCGACCGCTTAAATATCTACTTCCATGAGTGTTCCCTCCTCTTAAATTTTCTTTGAGTAATATATATATTTCTTCCGTCATACGCATGTCTAAAAAATCTTTTCTGTTTTTTAGGTTTTTGCTCATAGCTTTTCTACAATCGCGTCTCACAAATCCCGTGGATGTTAAAGGTATAGTGGCCAATGTGTCCTCCTCTAAATAGTCTTTTATACATTCCGCAAGTCCTTTGACATCACCATAGCAATATGCAAGCTCTTTGTCGGATAATGGTGTTTTCGGCGTTCTAAATATATTGTAGTCTAAGTCGCCTTTTTGTTTTATATGTATGCAACTTTTGCTTTGTTCACACATTTTCTCCAATGACATATTCGATAATTTATATGAGCACCTAAATTCAATTCCATCTACTGTTGTGCATTTTAATACTTGACGCTCTTTTGTTGCAAAAATCGTTTCCCAGTTGAAGAATTTATTAAAAAATTGAAACTCAAATGAGAGATTGTGAATATAAATTACAAATAATTTATCAAGACATATTCCAAAAAACTCTCTAAGCTCTTTTAGTAATTGTAGCCATTCTTCCCAATATCTGCCGACGTACACATCTTCCCCAATGCACATCTGCCAATGGTACATGAAGCCCTCGTGAGTGTCTACAATCGTTGTTGTTTCGATGTCAAACGTCGCGACTAAGTTTAGATATTGCCAACCTTTTTTATTTCTTTGTTTCATCCTTGCTGACTGTATTTTCCTTACTGTGCCGCAATTTGAATACTTTTCTAATCTTAATTTATCTTTTGGATATTCTAAAACTACTTCGTTGGATTTGACATCTCCTTTACAGTTGTATTCTATAACTCTCATTGTAATTTAATATATTTTTTTACTATCTCATCTAATGGTATGGGCTTCTCTTGTTCCTTCCATATTTTAAAAGCTTCTTCAACTTGCTTCAATGATAGTCCCTCATCTTGGATTTTCTCAAATTCATTTTCTATCGTTGATGATGCGTATTGTTCTTCAAGAGCTTTGTATGTTTCCGATTCCAAAAAGTCGACCCAATCGTCGATATTTTCGGTTTTTATTCCTCTTTTTTCTAAAGCTTTTCTGGTTCTTCTGTTTCTTGTCTCAATACCTCTTAAAGTTGTTGTTTTTAAATTTAGGTAATAAGCCATATCCATTATTGCCAGTTTTATTTCACGTTTGCTGTATGATTCAGGTATATTCCCAATTCTTCCCCTTTGAGTTAGTAAGCGTTCTACTGATTTTTTTCTCTGGGATAATATGTTTTCATATTTTCCGGTTTTTTCTATCGCGTATATTCTGCTATTTATCCTTTTTCTATATTTTTGGTATATGTTTCGTAGCTGTTTTTCGCTCATTCCAGTTAATTCTGGCACGATTGATAGATAATCTTTCATTGTTTTTCTCTCCCCTGAATTAATACTTGTATACTGCCACCGTCAATATAGACATCGATATCATCGTCCATAAAATAACAACCGTTTTTACATCTGCTGTTAGCGCGTATATATGCACCTCTATTTATGACATATTTATTAGGTTCTACCTCTGTTGCTAACACATATCCCTCTGGATAATAAGTTCCGTAACTATCTTTGTAATATAATCTTTTTTTCATAATTCATTACCTCCTAAAAATTCTTCTCTAAATAATTTTAATGTTTCTAACAACCTTCTAGCTTCTATCATCTCGATTTTTCCATTGGACAATGACATCTCTATTTCGCTTTTGGTATAATAATAATGCCGTCTCTTGCTATCTATGGACATGTCATAATCCGCAAGCCATTTACACGTTAATGCTACTATGGTTCTTAATTGACTGTAACTGTAATCTTGTTCTTTCATCTTCCTTACCTCTCTTTCCTTATGTCTATATTATAATATTAATCTGAATTTAACACAAGTCAAAATTCGGGCACACGTTTTGTGCAATTCGCATAATATACCTAGTTAGTAGGTATGATTTAGTTAGACGTGACTAATGTCTCC